GTGGTTAGGTCAGTAGTTGTAAATGATGATGGGTCGGTGACAGCTATGCCATCAAGGAAATGTACGTCAGCAAAATAAGCAGAAATATAACCACTCGCAAGGGTGGTCTTACCAATGTTATGAGCATCTGCTTGGTTAATCCCGTAGTCTGTATTTTGAGTTGGATCAGAGCTTTGAGCAAACGTAGTTACTTGTACTCCGTTTACAAAAACTCTTACACGGTCTGCTGCTGTTGCTTGGGTGGTATCAAACGAAATAATAATGTGGTACCAGGCCGAATAATCCCGGAAAATTTGTGCAGTTTCTCTCCAGGTAGCTGAATATCCGTTTACTCGTAGTGAATCGTTGCTAGCAAAAATAACTTGGCCAAACGTCGAGTTGTTGCTTCCAGTGCCACCCGAAAAAAGACATTGCTCAGCACCACCTGCACTCCTTTTTACCCAGCCAGCCCACGTCCAGGTTTTTCTGTTACCACTAGAGGCAAAGCTTTTTGATAGAAAACTTGAATCCGGGGCATTGAAGCGCAGAGATCTACTCACCTGGTAGCCACCACTAACTGCTGCACTTTTCAGCAGTAAGGCATTTGCGTTGCCGGGTACTCCCATTTGGTTAGCTCAGGTTGGTGATCAGCGTGGCTGTGATCCTACTGCTCGACTGCACTGAATATGCCAGGCAATCAACAGCTGCTGCCGTTGTGGTCAGTGTTGGCGCCGTGCCCCCAGTGAAGTCCCATTGGCTGCCGTATGCCAGGGTCCGGCTGCCTGTGCCGTCCTGCGTGATCCAGATGCAGCCACTGGCACCAGCCGTCAAGTTGGTTGGGTTGGCCAGCGTGCGATTGCCGCCCAAGGTGACGCTGAAATTGTTGGCTACCGCAAAATCTGGCGTGATGGTCGCCCCATCGGTCAATGCAGTAATGGCGCCGCGTTGCTGTGCTGTGTAACTTTGCGCCAGGCTCAGCAGGGCAACCGTACCCGTGGCATCGGGCAGCGTTACGGTCCGATCAGCTGTTGGATCGGTTACCGCCAGCGTGGTTTCGTTGGCATCCGCGGTGCTGCCTTCAAACGTCAGGCTGCCAGCCGTGCCAATCTCCAGGTTGCCGGTGACCGTGCCACCAGCTAATGCCAGGTAGGTGCTCGCTGCCGAGGTGCTGGTAAGCAGTCCGAGGTTGGCTGCTGTGACATCACCCACCGTGATCCAAGCGCTGTTGGCGCCGTTGCGGAGCTTCAGCAGTGCTGGACTTGCACCCGTATCAATCCAAAATTGATAGGAATACGTGGTGGTTGGTGCGGTTGAACCAGAGTTTTGGCTGACCACAGCTGCCAGCACCGAGTTCAGCTCGGTACGGAAGTTTGCGCCAGATTGATTGGCTAGAACGTAATCAGTTGCCTGGCTCATGTGATTTGCCTGCCGTGGCCGACGGCTTGGTAATCGAAGTTCTTACTCACCATACTAGTTGAGCTATTCCTGAATGTAACCGAAAATCCGGTGCGCGAAACAGATGTGACGGTGAAATACTCGCCAGTGCCCATGTCCTGAGCTGTGATGCCGATGCTGGGCGTTCCGTAGAAAGCCGTCGGGAAGGTGATGACATAGGTGCTAGCACCACTCGTCAGGTTGCGCTGCGCCTCAGTGCGGCGTTGGAAGGTCGTCGTGACACCGAGCTCCTCGACCACAAGGTTTTGCGCTGGGTTGGTTGTGGTCGCCTCCAGTTTGAACTGGAACCCACGACCACGGGTGGTGTTGTTGACGAATGGCTGCCAAGCGCTCCAGGTTGGTGATCCAGATGGGTTGCCGGTCGTCGTTCGCACGTACATCCCAGCGTTTGCCGAGCCAAGGTCGTCACCATCGAAGCTGTCCCATAGATCTATGTTGGCAATGCGATCATCAATCAGGTTGCCTGGCTCAAACGTGCGAGTCTTGAGAATGGCTCGTAAATCCATGTCATACGTGGCGCCAAGGTCAAGCGTTTCGCTGAAGACGTAACTGCCTTCCGCAACGGAGCCGCCGATGTAGTCGATGAACCCGAGGCCATCCCAGTTGCCGTCGGTGGCCATGGAATCGATCAACGTGCTGGCGCTCAGGATCAAACCGACTTCATCGCTGCTGTACGCCATGTTTGTTGGCGTTCCATTGAACGGTGGTGAATTGTCGTCTTCGCGGTACTCCTGAATCAGCAGGTTGTCCTGTGGTGCGGGCAGATCAACGACCACCGATGCAACGCCAGAAGATTCATTGCCGAGTGAATCAACCGCCCGAATGAAATAGGTGCCTTCCAGCAAGGGCACGATTTTGCGAGTGGCCGACCCAGGCACCGATGGCACGATGTCGTTTGATTTGCCCCAGGTCGCTTCTGCATCAGTTAGTGGGGTATGACGAATGCGGATCTCACCGCCAATGCGGACGTCAATATCTACGGTTTGTGGCCAGTACAACTCGGCACTCTTTTCGTCAATCGGTGCAATGAAAAGATCCGGGATGGTTTCTGGTGGCGCCGTTTTACCAATGGCATTGAAGCCAAGTTCAGCAGGTGATGATCTCTTGCCAGCAGCACTGACAGCCCGCACTTCAATGTTGTACCTACCAACGTCGCTGTTGATGATCTCGCAGTCTGGGGCGCGAGTGTTGATAGGTACTTGGTTGCCATTGTTGGCGCTGTAAAGCACTTCATATTTAATTGCTCGCGCTGACGGTTGCCAGTTAACGATAATTTTTGACAGCACCTTGCCATTACTTTCATAAAGCACTTCGATTGCTTTGATGTTGCCCGGTGTTGCTGGTGGCTCGTTTAGATCACTGATGTCCCGAGGCTGAAGCGGGACATCGCGCTCAATGTAATCATATTTTGTAAAATTGTATGACAATGCGGAAACTGAATACGTTCCATTGTCGTTCTCTTTGATGCCAAGCACACGCCACAGGCTAAGCAGGATATTTGATTCACCAATGCCAAATGGTGCCCCGACTGCTGGCACTTGGGTCAGTGGTGTTCCAAGGGTTACAACTGAGCCAGTAATTGTTGAGTTTGAAGGTGCCGCAAGTGTGCCGTCGGGCAGCATCACGTTAAAAGTGAAACTATTGACAAGCTCTGGAAACTCACGGTCGATATTGATGGTGGTTGTGGTTGATCCGGCGCGACACCGACCAGCACGAACAGCGCCAGCACGGGCAGGATCACCAATCTTGATCAGGTCGCCTGGCCTGACGGTGATGCCAGCGGCCATGTCTGCTGTAAACGTGCACGTTTCCGTTTCGTTTTGCTCGGAGTACAGCAACCACTCACCAAGGCGCCGTGCCTGACCTCGACTGGTGCAACCGTAGGCGTCAATTTCAGTTTTAATTACACCAAATTTGCCAATACCTATTTTGTCCTCAATGACTTCGTAAGCTTTATCGCGTGCCTCCAGATCCATATACGACACAACAGCTACGGTGTGCCTTGTCTTGAGACTGCTACCGCTGTAATTGAAACCTTCCTCTGTAACGTTGGACTGGTTAAAAACGTAAACAGCGTCTGCCGGTGCATCCTGCGAAAGAGTGATGCTGCCTGTTGACCAATACGGCATGGCCCGCATGGTGGAGGCCAAGTTGCTGATCAGCTTGAACGCTTCATCCTGTGATTGGATATTGACGTTGCAGGAGAATCGAGGCTCTTGCCCGCCGAAACCATCAGGGACCAGTGCAGATGCATATTGGCTGCAAGCAAAAAATGCCCACTTGTCAAGTTGACTGGCCTTGATGTGGTCACCAAATCCAAACCTTTTCGATAATAAAAGATCCCAAAGGATCCAGGCGGGGTCTGATGTCCATTGCGCTGCTTGAAACGTACCACTCCAGGTGCCGCTGTAAATCAACCGGCCATTTGTTTGATCAACGGTTGCATTGTTTGGGATGGCTACCTTGATGCCGCGAATGCGGTATGTGCGGCTTGGAATTGATGAAAACTGCTCGGCGTCAATTTTCAGTCCAAACAACGCAGAATTGGGGTACGTTGTTTTAGCGTTTATTTTTTCAGTGTAGCTAGCCCAGAAAAATTCATCCTTGATGGTAATCTTGTTTGTGTTGGGCGGTGGCGCATCTACCTGGGTTCGTACAACACGAATGTCAACCGGCGGTGGCTGGGTGAGCGCAATGGTATAGGCTTTTTGGTATAGGTCGGTTGTGCGGCCGCTGAGGGTTTCATCGACAACAGTGGTAAATGGTCCACCTGCATAAGAAGTCTGAATCTGATATGTTACAGGTACACCGTCAAGCTGGCCATTCTCTAGATATACCACCAAGCTTGGTACTGAAATAAGGACACGAACAGACGTAACATCTGTGTCTGTAATTGAACGTGTTACAGGCACGCCATACGTGACCTTGACGCCAACTGGAAAATCTTGCTGGTTTGCATCGCCAATTATGTCAGTGTAAGATTGATTTTGCGTACCTTTGCGGGCTGCAAATGCTGACCCTGTAAGATTAAAATTGTAGTCCGATTTTTGAATGTTTGCAATAGGGGCCTCTTTGCGAAGCACTGGGGTATTATTGAAATAGACATCTTTTAGCAAAGCTTTATTGTAGTCATCAGTCCCCCATGTATAGCCACGAGCGGAAGGAAAGCCTTCGATTTCGCCTTCACTTAAAAGGTCAAGGATTCGTACAACCTGCCTTGAATTAAGATCTGCCATTAGATGTCCTCTGCGTTAATGCCTGCGGAAATTACAACACTTCCGACCAGAACTTCTCCATAGCAAATGGGAACTGGAACACCTTGCCTGGTCACATTTTGAATACCTGAAAAGTTATAACTTTTAGATGGGTCACTTTGGTCCTCAAGCGTTTTTGGTGTTGGGGTAAGCATTTGGGAAACGCCACTTAATACAAGAGAAGCCCCAATGCCTATTGCTGCTGTGCCAACCGCTATCGTTCCAGCTCCAAATAATCCAATCGCGGCACCGCCAAAACCACCCGTAACAACAGTCAAAGCAATAAGCGCGATGCCAATTATTGCCTTGAAAAGCCCGCCACCACCTTTTGCTCCTCCAATAACAGGCACAATGCGGATGGCTTCTGCTTTACCTGTTGGATAGTGTAGTTGCTCGGGTTGATCGCCAACGTCTAGATCAATTTTGCCAACACCTACTTTGTAATACTTCTCAGCCATATGTTCCCGTAGGCCGGGAAAGTTGGCAACCAAAAACCGCATTGCCTCAGCAGGTGTGCTGACTGCTGCCCTGAAGCTGCGTTGCCCCAAAAACTTGGCAAGTGATCCGTAGACCTTGATGACACGCATCACTGACACCTGCTGAAATGACGGAGGACGCGTCCGGTGTTCTTCTGATAATAACCGCCGTAGACGTCTCTTGAACTAAGCCGACCGGGTATGTGGTGGAGCATCAATTGCTGACCCACGTAGATGGCACAGTGATTTAAGCCTGGACTGTTCATGGAAATGAGCAGTGCATCGCCGAACTGGATGTCTTCATGATCAACCTCGACAAATCCTGCGGCCTTCCAGCACCGCTCAAACATGGGATCGGCGTCGAAGTCGGCTTGCAGCGTCGGGCGTGGCCAGTCAGGCAACTCAAGGAACCAGCACTCTGCATACCACTGCCGAGCAAGTGACCAGCAGTCTTGAACGCCCCAAACAAACTCACGGCCCAACAACGGTGCCTTGTAGCCACATGGCTCGCAGCCATCCCACTGCTTGGTGCCTGGGTTGACGATGTGCCATGGCAATCCCGAGTGCTCACATGCAGCTCGATCTGCATCGCTGGGTGACGATGATGCCTTGGGGTGGCTGTGAAAGATGGCGGCCACTTCTCCAGCATCTTCGGCGGCGGCAAAGTCTTCAGGTGACAGCACAAAAAAGTCGTTGTCCTGCGCAAGGTTTTTGCATGGCCAATACCGCTTTCGGCCTTTGACAATTACGACTAGGCCGCACGCCTCCCGTGGCGCTTCAGCAAGCGCGTGTTCAATTGCATCCTCTTGCCATTTAGCCATAGAACGATCCTACGCTGGGGAAGCTGCCAAATGGAA